GTTAAAATCCTTTTCAAGATGGCGGAATATGGAATTTTACTTTGGCATGATGAAAATGTTTCAAAGAGAAGTACGCAGAAGGTTGAATATCCAGGTGAATATGATATAATAGTGAATTTGGATGCTAGAGCTGAGTTACAAGCGAAGAGAGCGGGTTCGTTGATGAAAGTCGAAGCGGCTAAGGGTATTCTTAAAACCCCTGGTGGAGTTGAAATTGCTGGTTTCAATGAAACATTGAGTACACATAATTCATCAGAGACAATGAAAAAGGAATTGTCTGATATTGTAACACGTGGGTTTATAGATCGCTGTATTCGACGACTAACAGAGGAGGATAAGAAAGAGAACCTAAAGAAAGCCATTCTGCGCGCGAAATTTGAGCCATACTGGATGGGATTAACTTACCACAAAGCAGGATCTGGAATGTTCGGTGTACAACTTACTCATTGTGAAATCGTTACACGGAAGTACATATTACAAACAGCCTTTGTAGAAAGAAGATCAGTGTGTAAAAAACGTTTACACCTTGATGGTTTAGAGAGATTGATGTCACAGCTCAATAGCCATAATCTAATGAACTGCTACCTTGGAAAAGGCTATACCACTGGAAAGAATTATGTTGATATAAATGACCACGTCGGGACAGAAAAGAGCGTTCTCTTTATGATCGAAGTCGTTCGGCAGAAATTTGAGATACAAGCGGTGACGACCAGAAGGGAAACGCGAGACTCAGAATATCACGAAGCATTGATACAGGCTGAGGCAAGAAATAAAAATGCTCGAACGACGAATATCATAGCTGGAACGATTCAAACAGGCATGAAAAGACATTTTGAGGATTTTGTTGAAGAGGTGAAGGATGTCATGTCAAGTGCGCAAATCGACAGAGAACTCGTGCTTTTTGGGAGAGAATCGAAAGCATATCCTGCTATGCGTATAATTGCTTGGAAGACAGCTGGAGATGCGCAAGTGAAACCTTATATTAAGACTTCTAGAGGACGCAGTGACTTAAAAAGAATACCAATGAAAACACGGGGCGTGTTAACGCTATTTGCATCATCATTAACTGAATTATTCGTTGAAGTTGCGAAACCAGGAAATCTCAAAACGTGCGGCCAGCCTACTGGAGAAAGCGATGCGTTCTGGACTGAGTGGCTAGAGGATTTAAAATATCAAGATGGAAATGAGACGGAAAAGAAGCTGAAGACGTTGTATGGAAATATGGATTTAGGCTGTGAAATGGAGCAAGTGTTATTAATCACGCTTTACGATATTTCGTCTTTTTTATACACAATGGTAGTAAGAAATACGCAGAGGCAGTACAGAGTGAGGTTACTGAAAGAAGTACTTGCAGGCGTTAAACTATCTCCCAGCAAAGATGATAAAGTAAGAAAAGCGAATGAGACGAAAATACAGTCAGCAATAGATTCATACGTAGGTAATACTTTGTATCATGATAAGTGGGATAGTAAGCTGCTCGAAATGATAATAGATGGACGGTCTATTCCACTGGCCTTAGTGTATATCTTAAGATATGCGAATGGTGACGTTTTAGAAGAGATAGATGCTGACGAGTTAGAGAGTGATTTTAATCTAGTTATGATGGGGCAAATGCCACTTGAGTCTGTATTACGTGTTTATGTTCCATATCTTTGTGAAATATATCAAAAAGCTTTAAATCTAAATTCCGCTAGTACAATAGATGATATTATAGGAGTTTTGCTACGTCATAATATGCTCATTTTTCTGCTCTCCACATTCTTAGAATTTAAGATAAAGCATATGAAATTAGGAGGGATACCAATGTTTAAACGATACGTTAAAGATAGATACCACATAAGTTACCTAACACCTTTCACCACTGGTAGAGTTATGGACGGTTTACAGTTGGCAGACACTATACACTATATGTTTGATCAGTATTTATGCTCAGAATTCGAGCATGAAATTTTCGATCGTTTTGAGTACCACGACGAAAGGAAACGTTCGGAAGAATGGACTGATTATGTTAAAACTGAAGAAGAAAAGATAGATTTGGAAAAAGAAAAATATGGAGAACGAGGGACAGCATGGGCTGCAAAACAAAAAGCGAAGATTTCAGAAGAGAGGGCCAACGCGAATTTTCGGCACTATTTACTACAATGCGTGAAAGAGATATTCTTCACTGGAATCTACTCGAGAAGTGAAAGGTGCATTAATTTAGAATACATAACCACAATCTCTCATAAGAGGATGAATTATCAGAGAATGAGCATGCTTATGGGTAGTTTTTGTGGAGGCTATACGGATTTTATTTCGCTATGCATGCCAATTACTGCTCCACATAAGTCTATGATCGTTATATGCATTTATTCTGAAATGATAAATGATACGGTAGCGCGATTATGCCTAAAGAACAGGTTTAAACGTGTGTATAGTAACATTTACCAATTCATTTTTATTAAAGTTAAGCCCCAGGAAGTTAAATATGATGAATCGAAGACTAGTTATTCATGCATAGAAAGATTTAATGTAAAGAGTGAAGGTCCAATGCAGGTGAGAGTCTTACCGTATCTATCTCAAGGAGTTGATGCCAGAACAGTCATAGTAAAATCTGATAGAGGGGAACGCGGGTCGAAGTATTTTTTCGTTAAATTATCTGGCGCCGAGTAAGATTCTTGCCGCCCCAATAGACGCGATTGGTTGGAGAGGATTAGAGATAC